ATGTATGGTGATATTCAATACGTTACAGATACATTCTTAATAGAAAGAATTCTTGAATCAATTAATTCAGATTATTCTATCAATAGGTTTGCTTCTTTTACCAAAAAAGCTGAATTTGATATTGGTTCTATTTTATCTGCAGCCAAAACTAACATTGCAAGTGTTTTTGGAGGTGAAGATCTTAAAGGTTTGTCTCCTGAAAATAGAACTAGTACAATATTAAAATTTTTAGCTCCTGCATTTCTTTTTAGATTAAATCCTCTTTTATGGGTTGCGTATGAAGGATTTCAATTACTTAGTAAATTTGGATTGATTGATGTTAATCTTGACTCTATATATGAGAAAATAAAATCAACAATAACTCCGTCTTTAGAATCTGGAAAATCAATATCTCCAGGTGAAATAAATGATTCAGCATTATCTATGCTTGGCACTGTAGTTGCTTCTTATAATTCTATTTTATTTATTAAACAAGCAGAGTTAGATTTAATTAAAACAGCCGATGGAAATATTGGTAAAGCTTGGAAAGATCAACCACTTATGCCGAATATGAAAAACAATTGGTTTATAAGGTTGTTTCAATTATTTGGAAAAGGAAGATGTTCTAATATAATTGTTGGTCTTTTTGTTTGGCTTATTAAAACAGCATTGTTATCAGCTGGTTTATTAGCTGTAGGTGGTGCTGCATCTTCTATCCTTGGTGTAAATAAACCATCGGAAGATAATTATAAACAAGAAGGTTCTGGTCAATCTCCAATAATGATTTCAAACGCTCCCAAATCAACAGGGTTCGGTTCTAAGGTTTATAAGATTAATCCTGGAGATCTTTGGTTGGAGAATTTGTATGGGGATAGTATTGAAGATCGTGTTTTACAATGGGCGGTACAATCTTACCCTCAATTAAACCAATATCAAGACATAATCCTTAGAACGCCCTCTTTTAAAACCGTAGTTAGTAGATTATCGCAAAATTATAGATCTGGCCAGCAACAAATTTCAATTCCAGATCCTTACAAGAAAGTGGATGACGTTTTATCAGTTTTTATTGGTGATGTTTTTAACCAAATTAAGGTAGCAAAATGAGTCAGGATATTTGGGATGATTTCGAAAAAATAGCAATTGCGCAAGGATTAATCTCTGAGGCTGAAAAAGAAGACGAAAAACCAAAGTCTAGAACTGGTTTAGCCGATGATGCTATGCGTTTTTTATATGGAATTGAACCTGATGGTATTTTTAAAGACAAAGATATAATAGAGGTTGCCCATCCTGATACCGTTGTAATTCTACCATCTTACGATGCTATGAACGGAATATTGGAAAATGAAAACCAAAGACATGATATAATGACTTATATAGCTTTAACTAGTCCTAATGGAAAAACAACCAAAAGATATGTTGTAGCTAAAGAAAATTTAATGAGTTCTTTGGTTAAAGCTGGGTTTCTTTTGGATAATAAGAATGAAACAGAATTAATGATTTTGGCCGATGAATGTGCAGTTGGTTTAAAAAAAAAGTCAGATGAAATAAATAATTCTTTTGTTAAAGAGGCTAATCCTATCGCTTTGGGAACTGTTGGAATTGCTGCTGGTGCTGTTCTTTTAATAGGTGGTATTTATTATTTTGCTTACGGAGCACCAACAGCCCAAAGCGTTTATATTAATTCAAAAAGAGTTCTAGAAGCTTTACAAAAATTATCTAATAAACCTTATGCCAATGGAATTAGGACAGATGTAGCTAAGCTTTTACAAATGTCAGATGAGGCTTATGCAAATAAATCTCAATTAGCATCAGTAAGATCTATTGGTGATGTTGTTGATATTGCAAAAAAACAACAAGAAGAATCAAAAAAAGCAGAATGTTTAGAAAAACTAGGCAATTATAGATCTCAATTAAACAAAATACTTATAGCTATTCCTGAGTGGGTTAGTGCTATTAAATCAGATCCGTCAAAGTTAAAAGACCAATCAAGTGATATTTGGGCTAAAATTAAAGGTTTAGCAGATCCTTTCTATAATACAGATGAGGAGGATTTAGTAGAAGAACTTTATGGAAAAGGTAATTGGTTTGGTTCTGGAAGATCTGGAGGTTTATATGAAGCAATTACAAATGAAATTGCTTTTATGAAATCGTCTGATGAAAAAGCTCAAGAACATGAACCAGAAGTTCAGAAATCAGTTGAAATGAGTAAAGAAGTTCCTTTTCTAAGTGATAAATATAAATCACCCGAAGAAAAGAAGCAAGAGCAAAGTAAGTCTAAACCAGAACAATATTATAACCCAAATCCAGAAGGTTTCGAAGATCTTGAATTGGGCAACGCATACCAGCTTTAATCATGAACAATCTCAATAATTATTTAGATTCTTTGTTAAAAGCAATAGGACAAGCAAATTCATTAAATGATAATTGCTCTCCTTCTGATACTGATAACTACAGATCAAATATAACAAATATATTATTCATATCACAAGATGATTCCAATATAGATGAATGGTCACCTGATTTAAATCAAAATATAGGCAAAACACAAAGTAATATACCAAAAGATTTACATGAAAAAGATGATAGATTAAACAAACTTAAACAAATATTAACTTTTTTTGAAAATAAGTGAAATTTCTATCACTAGCTACGTATAGTTTTAACGAGTAAGACAAGATGTAAGTGTTTCGCACTAAAATATAAGTGCAATAGGATTTAAAATGGCTTTAGAATTAGTACAGACAAGTGGTTATCCCCTTGGTCAATTTGATGGTGAGGATAGTATTTATCTTAACGTTTTAGGTGGTGAGGTTGCGACTATCGTTGATGTTGCAATTACTGCTGATGATCAGGCTGCTGGAAATGACGGTTACGTTGCTTCTACTCGCCCAGTCGCTACAACCGCTCTAACAAGTGGTGATCGCCCTCTATGCTTAGTTGATGATGGTATTACTGGTTACGGAACTTTATTTGGAACAGTTATCGGTGGTTTAGCTGGTCAGATTTCTGATGGCGTTGGTACTAATAATGGTACCAAGCTCGGACCACATACCGCTGCTGGTTCTGGCAAGTTAACACTTTGGGCTACTCCAGGTACATTCGCCGTTACTCTAGATGCAGTTCACACAGATGTTACAGTTGGTCTAGTTCCTACTAACCCAACTCTAGGTATCGGTGCTGCTCTTTACGCAACAGCGGCTGGTAAATTAACTCCAGCAACAGGATCACGTTTTGAAGATGTTACAGTTGCTCGCTTCTTAAACTTTGAGCCTTGGAAGGGTGGTAGCTTAGTTACAACTCCGATTGGTTTGGCTTCAAGTACTAAGACAGCAATGACTCGTGCTTTGATTTTCTTCAATCCAAATATCTAATCTAGATTAATGCCTGATGGATAATCTCTGTCAGGCATTGCCACAGTTGTTGATGTATTTCGGCAACTTAGTTACTAAAATCAAGGAGTATAGAAAATGAGTTTATTCAGTAATAGTGGCCAAATGAATGCCACAAGCGTTAAAGACGCACTAAACACACTAGTTAAGTATGCGGCTATCCTCGAAGAGGGACAGCCTTCAAATATTGGCCTAGCCGGTCAGCCTTCACTAAATGATGAGAAACGTGACGAGCTTATTGCCCGTGCGATCATGACCCAAGAAGGGAAGTTAGCCCTAGCTCAGGCGATGGCCAACCCAATTCGTAGGAACTTAGACTACCAAGGAATCGCTCGTCGTTTACTCGTCGTCGATCCTCTTGGCCAGGGTGTTGATCCTAAGTATGAGCGTGATATTGATGTTGCGGCTACCGTTATTTCCAGCAATGGTACCGGTGGAGAGTCCCGTGTTTTCGGTGATCGTATTACTATCCCGACCTTCGAGCTTTACAGCAATCCTACCGTTCGTATCTCTGAGGTCCGTAGACGTAGATTCAATGTTATCGACCGTGCTGTCCAGAAGGCCCGTCAAGAGCTTATGGCGCAGGAAGATGCTAACGTATTTGCTGCTGTTGATGCGGCTGCAAGCGTTGAGAACACCCTACAGGACCTTACTGATTCGGGTCTTCTAAAGCGTGACTTAGTTGAGATTAAAGCTCAGATTGATCGTTGGGACTTAGTAACAACCAAGTTCTTCATGAATATCAATGAGTTTACCGATATCCTTAACTGGGCTGCTGGTGGTGGACAGGGTGTTGGTGGTGGTGAAATCGACCCCGTAACTCAGCGTGAAATTCTACAGACTGGATTATACGCTCACCTATGGGGTGCGGATATTATGGTCAGCAAGATCGTTCCTCCTGGTACTGTCTATGGTGCGGCTGATCCTGAGTTCGTTGGTGTTATGCCCATAAGGTCCGACATAGAAGTTATTCCGGCCGACGAGCCTCGCCAATTAAAACTTGGTTGGGTTGTTAGCGAAGAGATTGGTATTGGTATTGTCAATCCACGTGGTGTTGCCGCTTCACGTAAGTCAACAACAGTTGGCTAAGTGAAATAGGCTAGATTAGAAATAATTAGCTAGAAAACAAAGAGAGCGATTGAAAAATCGCTCTCTTTTCTTTTGTGAAGTTTTAATTGAACCTAAATTTTCAAAGTAGAGTTATTCAGGATCATTATGTAATTATTTTGAACTAGAAAAAGATTGGTTACAAAAATGATTGAATTAGATAAGTTACAAAAATTAGTAGAAAATGGAATGTAAGAAATATTATTAATAAAAAAGGAGTTTCTAGTTTTGATATTTTAGGATATACAAATGAGCAGTTGAAGATGCACATTGAGTCTCTTTGGGAAACATGGATGAATTGGGATAATTGGGGTGTT